GCCAGTTACACGCTCAGCTACGCCGCCCGCAGCGAGGGCACGCCCGCGCGCAAGATCAGCATCACCGCCGCCGCCGATGGCAACGACTACCTGGTCGAACTGGCTAGCGCCACCACGCTGGAATACACCGCCGCCAATTACCACTGGACGGCCTACATCACCCGCAACAGCGACAGCGCCAGGATCACGATCGATACCGGCATTTGGACTGTGCGGCCAGACAAGGCGACCAGTGCCGACGATCCGCGCACCTTCGCGCGCAAAATGATTGCGCTGATTGAAACCGCATTATTAAACCGCGCCAGCAACGAGCAACTAGACGTACTTGCCTATGACCTGGGCATCGACGCCAGCGCCACGCGCGACCCAGCCAAGTTGCTGGAGCATCGCACGTACTGGCAGCGCGAACTGGTCAAAGAAAACCGCAAGATCGCCGCGCGCAAGGGTTCGGGCGGTTCAAAAATAGGGGTTAGATTCTAAATGCCCGGCTATAAAATCATCGACGGCAAATGGCACCACGCCACCACGCGCACCGGCCCGGCCAAGATCCGGCACCGCGCGTTTGCAGCGGCCACGCAAGATCGACTCACCGCCAGTTTTCAGGGGTCGTCATTATCACCGGACGAGGCATTGCGCCGCGACCTGCGCAAATTGCGTGCGCGCTCTCGCCAGTTGTGCATGGATAACGACTATGCCAAAAAATTCCTGGCCATGCTGCAGGCCAATGTTGTTGGCGTCAATGGCATAAGGCTGCAGGCGAAAACCACCTGGCCCGATGGCGAGGTTGATGAGGACGATAATAAAGTCATCGAATCAGCTTTTGCCGATTGGGCCACGCCCGATAATTGCACCGTCACCGGTCGGTTATCGTTTCGTGACGCGCAGCGGTTGTTTATCAGCACCGTCGCGCGTGATGGCGAGGTTTTAGTCAGGCATGCCGCAGATAATGGCCGATTGTTCCGCCATGGGTATGCCATTCAAATCATCGAAGCCGATCACCTCGATGAGAACTATAACGTCCAGTTGCGCAACGGCAACCGTATCGTCATGGGCGTTGAAATCAACGGCTTTGGCAAGCCCGTCGCTTATCACCTGTTTACCCGTCACCCCGGCGAAAACGCCTATCTATGGGGCGGTAAACATTATGAGCGCGTGCCCGCCAATCAAATCAATCACTGTTTTTTGTGCGAGCGACCTGGCCAGAATCGCGGGGTGCCATGGATGCATACCGCCATCCGTCGCCTGAATATGTTGGGCGGGTACGAAGAAGCCGAACTGGTCGCCGCGCGTATTGGTGCATCCAAAATGGGTTTTTACACCAGCCCGGACGGCGCGGCGCATGCCACGGTCGATTCCATGGCCGACACTGGCACCGAATACGATGACCGCGATTTGATCGAGGAGGCCGAGCCTGGCGTGTTCCACGAACTGCCCGAGGGCATGGGGTTCACAGCCTTTGACCCGCAACACCCGACGGCCGCATTTGCCGATTTTACCAAAGCGGTGCTGCGTGGCGCGGCATCCGGTCTAAATGTTGCGTACAACACCCTGGCCAATGACCTGGAAGGCGTTAATTTTTCCAGCATCCGTTCCGGTGTGCTTGAGGAGCGCGAACAGTGGCGAGTTTTGCAGGGCTGGGTGATCGAGCAATTTTGCGTTCCGGTATATCGCCATTGGCTGGCTTCGGCACTTTTAACGCAGGCCCTGCCGTTACCGGCGGGCAAAATCGATAAATTCAAATCCGTCATCTGGCAGCCGCGCGGCTGGGATTGGGTCGACCCACTGAAAGACGAAAGCGCCAACGAAAAGGGCCTGGCCAATGGAACCAAAACCCGCGCTGAAATACTGGCGGCCAAAGGCAAGGACCTGCGCGAGACCTTCGAGCAGTTGCGCTATGAACAGCAACTGGCGGCCGAGTACGGCATTAACATCAATCAACCAATACAAATGGGGGCAATGACAAATGACCCAAACAACCAGGACGATTAAAACCGGTATCGAATACCGGTCTACGCCTATCCAACGGGACGGCATCGACGAGGAAAAGCGCACCGTGCAGGTTGCGTTTTCGTCAGAACAGCCCGTCGACCGTTGGTTTGGCCGAGAAATTCTGGACCATGCAAAATCAAGCGTTCGGGTGGGCCGAATGCAAGATGGCGCACCGGTCCTGATGGACCATGACACGCGCGACCATGTCGGTGTTGTGGAATCCGTTGCCATTGGAGCTGACCGCGTGGGGCGGGCGCAGGTTCGATTCGGCAACAGTGAACGCGCAAAGGAAGTCTTTGCCGACGTGGTCGACGGCATCCGCAAACACATATCGGTTGGATACAGAATACACCGCCTGCTGCTTGAGGAAGAAGCCGACGAGGGTGACACCTACCGCGCCACCGACTGGGAACCATACGAGGTCAGCTTCGTATCGGTGCCAGCCGATCACACGGTGGGCGTAGCCCGCACAACTGAAACCACCTTTAATACGGAGATTGTCATGACTGACACTCAAAAACCGGCCGTTGCGACCGATGAAAAGCGCAACACCGCCCCGGCTGCACCCGCTGCGCCGGTCATTGATACCGCGCGTGAACTGGAAAGCCTGCGCAAGCAGGAACTGGACCGCATTACCGGCATCGAAAAACTGGGTGATGCCCACGGCCAAACCGATTTGGCCCGGTCGTTTATCAACAACGGCAAAAGCCTGGATGAATTCCGCGCCGCTGTGTTGGAGCGTATCGGCACTGCCAAGCCCGTGGCGGTCGGTGATGCCGATATCGGCCTGAGCGATCAGGAGATTCGCCAGTATTCGTTCGTTCGCCTGATCAATGCGCTGGCCAACCCGGCCAACCGTGCAGCCCAGCAGGCCGCCGCGTATGAATTCGAGGTGTCCAACGCCGCCGCCGAGCGTGCAGGCAAGGAGCCGGAAGGCGTGATGATTCCGTCGGATATCCTGCGTGCCAAGCGTGATTTGACGGTCGGCACCGCCACGGCTGGCGGGCATACCGTGTCCACCGACCTGCTGGCGGATTCGTTCATCGACTCGCTTGAAAACGCCATGCGCGTACGCCAGGCTGGCGCCACCATGCTGACCGGGTTGGTTGGTAACGTCGCAATTCCGCGCCAGACCAGCGGCGCGACCGCTTACTGGGTGGCAGAATCTGGCAGCCCGACCGAGAGCGCCGCCGCGTTCGATCAGGTCACGTTGTCGCCCAAAACTGTGGGCGCGTTCAGCGATATCAGCCGCAAGCTGCTGTTGCAATCGTCGATCGACATCGAGGCATTCGTCCGCAACGACCTGGCTCTGCGCCTCGCGCTGGCGATTGACCTGGCCGCCATCAATGGTTCTGGCGCATCCAACCAGCCGACGGGCATCCTGAACACCTCTGGAATTGGCGATGTCGCCGGTGGCACTAACGGCCTGGCGCCGACCTGGACGCACATTGTCAACATCAAAAAAGAGGTTGCCAAGGATAACGCGCTGATGGGGTCACTGGGTTGGTTGCTCAACTCAGACACCGTCGGCAAGTTGCAGACCGTCGAAAAGGCATCCGGCACCGCGCAATTCCTGCTGGGTGAGGAAGCCGCGCGCCTGGCTGGCTATCCGGTGTATGAAACCAATCAGGTGCCGAACAACCTGGACAAAGGCACGTCGACCGGCGTTTGCTCCGCGTTGATCTTCGGTAACTGGTCTGACCTCATCATTGGTATGTGGGGCGGCCTGGATATCAATGTCGATACCAGCACCGGCAGCACCAGCGGCACCGTGCGCGTGGTCGCGCTGCAAGATGTCGACATTGCAGTACGGCATGCGCAGTCATTCAGCGCCATGCTGGATGCACTGACCGCGTAAGCGTAACCATAACGGGCCGGAGTAATTCGGCCCGTTATCAACCGAGGAAATAGCAATGAAAATACAGATCACCCGACCGACCCGCGTAGACGGCAAAACCTGCGCCATCGGCGACATCGTCGACACCGACCGCAAAACAGCCGACTACCTGACCGCCATCGGCAAGGCCCGCGCGCCC